CATTTCAATATCAGCCGCATACACCCTGTTGCCTTGTTCCCGCGCTACCCACTCAACCCAATCAGGCAGTCGATCCCATGCGATCACGTCTTGGGTCTTTGGCAGAGGGACGATGCGGTAGATTATGTTGTCTAACCAGTTTGGCGAACTCAACGGTTCCCAATCTGGATCGCCGCCGATTGTAAACAAAAACTCACCACCCGCCTTCTCATGCTCACGCAGCGCAGCCTTTTCCTCGTCGGTCAGCAGGCCATACGGCACTCGGTTGTTGGTCATGTCAAGGGTCATTCTTCATCCTCCTCTTTGTATGTCGCATGGTAATACATGATTTCGATCACCTGTAAAGGCCAGATAGCACTGTTCCGTAGCATCTTGAAGTCACTGTACTCAGCCCCCTCATCACCCGCGAAGTGAACGATAGTCTTGACGTGCCAGTAGTAGAGGTAGGCACCCAGCGTGTAGATAACGGCCCAGATCGTAGGCATCAACATTCCAGCGTATTCCATTACATGAATTTCTCCGAGAGGGTGAACGTCTCACTATCGAAGAACATCTGTCCTGCGTAGCCTGTGGAGCCTGTCGGTCTATTTTTAACGACAAGAAGCTTAGTAGTATTGCGGCTCTCATCATCCTTAGCCATCTTGTCCCGCTCCAGTTTGATAACGACAGAGGCTCTCTTACCAATCATGCGGCAGTCACGGATAGCCCCATCATCATTCTCATGGGCAATGGTCACAATCCCTACGTTAAGCTCAGCGGATAGACGTGCAAGCTTAGTGGATAGCTGGCTCAGGAATTGCTCTACGCTTTCATCCCCTTGGCGACTATACGCAAGGTCTTGGATAGGTTCGAAGAAGATGTAGTGGACGCCACATGCCTCGGTGAGGAAACGGATACGCTCAAGGATTTCCAGAGGGTCTTCGTCAACACCCAGAGTAAACTGATACAGACGCTCATCCGCAGAGATCGTAGCGATAGCCTTATCCACCTCGGTCTGGTTCGTAATCAAGTCCTTACGGGTCACATTCTTCTTCAAGGCATACGACGCAAGACCCAAGAGAGAACGTTTCTTGACCTCTTCCATGTGGCAGATGGCGATCTTAACATCATCTGTCGTTGTCAGCATGGAGTATTCCAAGTAGCGCATAAACTCTGTCTTACCGATACCCTCGGGGGCTTGGAACACTGTGAAGTGACCACGCATGAGGCCAAGGATCACGTCATCAAGCGATTGAATACCAGTAGTGGTGTAACTACTATCATCATCGTCATGCAGGATGGACAGGAATTGTTCTGTCGTATTGAAGATGTTGTCAGGGATATACTTACGCGCCTGCTGGAAGGCAGTGCGATAGCTCTCCTTGGCCCCAGCCTCAAGGAACTCATTGGCATCCTTATACTTGTCGTGAGGGATAGCGTAGACACGATTGGGGAAGAGGTTCGCAAGTTTCTGCGCTACAGGCTCAGCCTTCATGTCGCTATCAAACGACACATAAATCTTCTCGAAGCTATCCAACCAATCGCGGCACTTCTCGAAGAGCTTCTGGCTTGGCGTAGCGGATGGCATAGAGACGCAAGGAACCTTATCCCCTAGCATCTGGTAGGCAGACATAGCGTCAAGCTCACCCTCGGTGATAACGACAGCCTTAGCACTGCCAGCATTGAACTTATCCATACCGAATAGCTCATCGCTCTTGAAGTTTTCCACACGGAAAGACTTAGGCAATGTCCTGAACTTCTTACCACCAGAGGGGTAAACGTATTCCTGTCGGATGCTCTCACCATCAGCATTGACGTAGGTCTTCACGGAATAGAATTGCATAGTCTTGTCGCTGATCGAACGCATGGTCCGATAGACGGGCGTCAGGAACTCTTCCTTAACGACAGATAGGTTGGTAGGTGTCGGTGTTTGCATGACGTTCTCCTTAAGGTTCCATTCCGTAGGGTATTCTTCATTGGCCCAATCAAAGGTAGGCTTCCTACTCGGGTAGCCATTATCACAGCTATGACACTTACCGCAACCCTTACTTGGGTTCCAACTGAACGCATCACTACTACCGCAGTCAACGTAGGGGCACGGTAGTCTAGAAAGATTCTCTTGCATCAGGTTGCCTCACGTTGGCTATGGGTTTAGCGTAGAGCCTGCACTAGGGAGATACTAATATACCCCGCGCAGGGGCACGGCCCTAGCATACAAACATTCTTTGATCCGTCAACTACCATTTTAACAGACGGTAAAGAAAGTAGATCACTAGGTCAAATCGTGACATAATTGCAACAGTCAGTAGGATGCCTAAGACCTCTGCCATGCCTCACCAGTTAGGCTCGTAGAGTTGACCCTTGGCAATCTTATCCTCTACCATCTCAAGCTCTAGTTCAAGGCTGGCCAGACGTTCATCGTCCCCTAGCCATTCGGCTTCCTCTACGGCACGGCGTAGGTTACCCCGCACAAACGACAGAGAAGTAAGATTGGCTTTGTATTGATGTTCTGATGCACTCATGTCGTTCATTCTCCATACGTCTGATTACTCAGACCAATACCCTAGACGATCTGCATGTTCCAGATACGCCTGCTCTACTTGTGCTTGGAACATACCATAGCTGTCAGGCATGAACCAGCCCCATCCTTGCATCACTACCCACAGGATAATCATGAAGTCCCTTGCGTTACTTAGCCCATAGGGCGTCGAACTACGTTCTCTCATCATTTTGTCGTCACCTTCTGCATGATTGCGTTATACTCAGCGTCTTCCCTGACCCTAAGGATGCTAGCCCGTATGGTGCCTAAGCTATCCATCACAGCGTCTAGCCCATCAAGAGCATCAGATAGCGAGTCGAACCTGAATGCCTCGCTCTTAGCCTGTGATGCGTTAGCCTGCACCACCTTGATATCATATGCCAGATCACTAAGAAAATCGTCTATGTCCATTGTCGTTCCTCCCATCAATCCAAACGTGATTGAGCGTAGGCATCAAAGCCATGTTCCTTAAGGATACGTGCTGCAACGCTAGCCCCTTTGGCCTTACAGTCTACGTTCTGCACCCCAAGACCAGACGGATTCCACCACTGAAACTCCTTGCCTGTCCAATCAAGCTCAAAGCCCATCTCCCTAAGGATAACCCGTTCAGCCTTCCCTAGCTTTGTGTTGCCTTTGTGCTTAGGCCGGACGTTTACCCAAGCGAAGCCGCACATGCCCACGTCTTGCCCTCCATACAACGACAACAGCATTTCCGTTGCACTGTTGTAAGCACCTTCCATGGCCTTAGCCATTGCATCCATGTGATCCATGATCTTTCCTATCCCTCAATCGCAGCTTGAATAACGTGACATATCGCAGACCCAGCGCCCATCTTTGGCTTGCCATACGGCATAAGTTGCCCCATACCCATAGCCCCAGCCATCAACAAAGTCTGCACCTTTCTTGTGCGCCTCGGCCTCTGTTGCAAAGTGTTCAGTTGTGCGGATCATTTCGAAAGCTCCTCTGCTTTTGCTTTTCCATCTTCTGCGCTAGTTACCTCATACCAAAAACTGTGGGCCCACCCCTTTTCAAAGTGCTTAAGAAGCCATCGCCCCTTACCCATTTCACCTAACTCAAAGCGGTGGCGTTCACAGTTAGCAACAAAGCATCCATCTCGGTGAATGGTCCAGATCATTCTCATTCCCTCCCTATGTTATACGACACCATGGATACGACGCCATGCGACCCATGTGATAGCTTGCATCTGATACGCCTCAATCCCCTCTGCATGGGCAGCGACACGATAGGCATCTTGCAATTCCATGCGGGCTTTCTTCCCTATGCTTGGCACATCTTGCATCACACGTCTATCTGCATGGGCAATGCCCCAAGCATGACCGTCAATGACGCAAGTGCTATAGCCAAGAATGCACCAGTAGAAGTCAGTTATCTTGGGGCCGTTAAGGATAGTCGCCACACGTTGTGCATCCCCTACGCTTTCCAAGATACGCCATGCCTTTTCCCACATGGTTCGATAGGTGGACGCCTTGACCTCTTCATAGTATCCGCCACGGGTGAACGTTTCACAGAATTGCCTTGCGTCTTTGACGTTCTGGCCCCAGAGATTAGTTGGAGATAGTGCAGCAACGACACCTACCACAATGTGAAGAGGCAGGCCGCAATCTTGTGCGATCAATTGGCATTCGGCTTGAGCCTGCTCATACCAATGCAACCCATGCTGCACCTCATCTGCATTGGCCATGGCATACACGGCCCGTATGTTATCGACAAAAGACATGATGTGTCCCCTCTGTTAAGATTGCCTTAGCATTACCCTTGCAAGCCTGTCACAAGGGTAAAACTCTGTCAATCAGCGATTCCACGTCGAAATTGTAAACCATTCTTCTCCTTGTTCACGGATACGAAAATTTGTGTTTGGATGGTGTTGTGCACACGTATCAACGGCGGCTTGGGCAATGTCCCAAGAAGAGAATTTGATACGATTGATCATGAACGGTGTTAGAATACCCCGACGGGCTTGCCTTGATTCTTCGATGTAACCAAACTCTGACAGGCCGGACGTAATTTGATTACGCGCTGCACGAAAATTTGACATGGTCTTTCCCTTTCCTAAGGTTAGCTTAAGCTATGCCCCACAGGTTAACGTAGGGCACAGACTAAGACAACCTTTATTCAGCGTTGAAGCACACTAGGGCAGCAAGCCCAAAGATGCAGACGATTAGAAGCGTTGCGGATATCATGGTGCAGATTCCTTACAGGAATAACTGGTCAAGGTGACGCACAAGATACTTGCCAGAGCTTCCCACCATAGCCCGGAATACCTCCTTGCCGCTAGGATGCTTGACGTATACGCCTTCATCCGACCATACCACTTGCGCCTTGGGTAGCTTTTCTAGTGCTGCCACCATAGCCTTAACGTTCCGCTTATCCGTGATGTAACTTGCCATGTTGTCGTCTCCTTGTGTTAAGGTTGCCTTACGCTATAGCCTCGAAAGGCTACAGACTAAGAGAACCTACCTACGTGACCGGGCTTTTACGGCAGCGTTAGCCTCGCCCCATGTGTCGAATGATCCGACAAACTCCCCGTCATATCGCCCTATATACCTGTCACCAGACTTGACGACACCTGTGAAGAAGTAGCTTGCGTAGCTCATATTACACCTCAGTGCGGCATGACAAAGGCAAGGCACTGATAGAACACGCGATAGCGCTTAACGGCAGCGTCGGCATACTCCAAATTGCTAACGGTCTCCACCGCCTTATCTTCGATCCAGATAGTATACATGCCATAACTCCTTGTGTTTGTGTTGGCCTTAGGATGCTAGCCCCGCAAGGCTAGTCACCAAAGGTCAAGCTTATGCCGCCTCTTTCCACAGCTTGCGGATGTCCGTTGCGATATCCATCCGCTGATTAATCCACCATGCAAGGCGAGATGCTGCGTAGTCCAATTCGTAGGTATCCAGATTGATTGCCGTTGCGATGGTGACAATCTCGGTGCGGAAATACTCGATCCGCTCGTCGCACTTGTCTAGGTCGCGCTGCAGCTTTTCTTCGGTTGTCATCTTGTCGTTTCCTTCTGTCTGTCTGCGTTTCGGTTTCCTTAAGGGCCATAAACAACATGGTTTCAGCCGATACTACAGACATTTTTGCATACCGGATATGCGTCTGGTGCATAGCTTATCCTATGGGTGAAAGGAATACACGCGCGCACATCACACACGCGTCACACACGCACACGTCACGCATACACGCGCGAGGGACAGGAACGTAGGGCGAACAGACAGGGAACACAGCAACATAACGAGAACAGACAGGGAACAAATAGGGGGTGAATGGTGATCATTGGTTTCTAGGTATCAGGGTGGCCGAAAGGGAAGGATGCGCTGTACGGGGCTATTTGGGGCCTCTGCGTTGAATTCACGTTTTGTTCACGGTAAAAGAGAACGACAGATTCAGATTCTTCTATATGAGAATCGTTCGCACGCGCCTGGTCGGCATTCAAACATTCGAATACTTGAATGTGTTGCCTTGGCACAAGCTTGTGCATACATGCGGGAAAGCGAATGTGTATCGGCAAGGATGGTGCGTAGGTGCACAGATATGAATGTGTGAATGTAATCAATGGTATGCAAAGATTCAGATATGTGAATGCTGCGTTACCCCAATAATGTTAAGGGGATTAACATAGGGAAACACTCAGGTATTACCCGATTAGGTCAGCATTGCTTACGTAATCCTGGGCGAGACACATGCGGAATTGCGAATGTGATAACAAAACCGATGGGGTGGGGTGCATTTGTGATCACATTGGAGACCCCGGAGGAGGGGGGTCGCGCGGTATGCCTCTATATGTACATTGCACCCTAAGATTTTCTCATAAAAATTCCTCAACCCACAAGGTGCCCCTACGCTCCTGCCAAAGTGTTAGAGCACAAAGTGCGACGCCCTATGGGCTAGACGACAGATTACTAGGCATAAGGAAAAACCCCTACGGAGTGAACCATAGGGGGTGCTTTAGATTATGACTTGTTAGGTATCGAACCCTACGTATGTCCTATTGTGGGTGACTACCCAAGGGGTACCCCTACGTAGGGTGCTCATGGAATCTGCATCAGTCTACTTAAGTAGTACTTATGTAGAGAACGTAGAGCTAACCTAGAGGAAGGAACCAGATAGAGGAGGAACGTAGAGTCAGTCCTATAGTATATAGTATATACTTAGGGTCCGCCAAAGGACAGTTTTATTATACACAGCTTTCTTGAAGTTGTCAACCCCCTATTTTGTCGTATCTAGACTATTTATGTGTCGTTTTCTGACTATAGCCCACCCTACGAAGAAAGTACTTGACAAATCCAAAAGTAGTGTGTTAATATTACAACAAGTGATTCGTTTTCTACGTAACCCAACTAGAGCCTGTCAAGGCGACGATACGAAGTATCAGAGGAACCATACTCTCAATGATGTTCTCCGAGAAGCAGCTACGTACCTCCCAAGGGAAGCTACGCACCAAGTCCCTCTTCTGGGAACTCTCCTACTTCGAGCCTGAGCATGTTATCTTCACCTTGCGTGAGGAAGACCTCGTTAAGAACGACAAGACTTATATCTCCCTACGTAAACTATATCTGTCTTACTGCTGCACCGACCCTACGGAGTACACCTTCGCATGGGCTGTCTTTGGTTCGTGGGAAACTTGGCAGCAACTCTGCCGTAGTAACTACATCAAGAAAGACATTGAGACGTGGCGTAGGGAAGTAGAGATCAAGATTAAATCTGAGGCTATCCGTTCCATTGCAGATGAGATGCGGACTGGTGGTCGTTCATCCTTCGGTGCCGCTAAACTCCTCTTGGAGCGTGGGTGGCTAGACGACAAGAGTGCTTCTAAGGCCAAAGAGAAACTCAAGGCCAAGGAAGAGGAAGAATTAAACGAACAAGCTCTGTCGCTCCTACGTGAGGATGCTGAGCGTCTAGGAATCAAGGTTCAATAAGCACCATGGCAAAACGTCCTACCCTCACTACCGTCTCGTCAGGCTTCAACTCTACGACGACCCTGAACAATAACTTCACGGCTCTCCGTGATGCGTTCGACAACACTCTGTCGTTGGATGGTTCTACCCCTAATGCTATGAACGCAGACTTGGATATGAACTCCAACGATCTGCTGAACGTAGGTGAGGTTGATACAGAATCTCTGCGTATTAACGGTGTACTTGTTGCCCCTACCTCTGTCGTTACTGCTCCTAACGCTACCGCCGTTACCTATAATCAGGGTGGAACAGGTGCAGTCAATCGTACTGTAGCTAATAAACTTCGTGAATCTTTGTCGGTCAAAGACTTTGGTGCTGTTGGTGATGGCGTGACGAATGACACTGCGGCTATTAGTTTGGCACTTGATGCTGTTGGTGCATCTGGTGGTGTGCTGGTGTTCCCGCCGGGGCGTTACCGTATCACAAGCGGCATAAACAAACGATTTGCAGATGGGGTGACGGTCAGCATTCAAGGCTATGGTGCGGTGATTGACGCATCATCTGTCTCCAGTTTGAACGTGATCCAGCTTGGAGGGCAGCGCGTTTCAAGCACTGCTCTTGGTGCAAACGTCAGCAAAAACAGCGACACTTTCACGGTGGCAATCGCGTCTGGGATCACGCCGGGCCGCATCTTGCTTATCAGTTCAACTGATCTTTGGAACCCTTCGCGCCCAGCCTATGTTAAGGGTGAGCTGGCGCTAGTGGAACTCATTGGCGGAACGACGATCACCAATTCCAATCCTCTCTATGATGGCTACACCGCTGCAACAACGACCGTGCATCTTTTGGATATGCCGCAGGTCATTGTAGAGGGCCTTGAGATCGAGTGCGATGATGACAACATTGCGCTTGAAATCTATTATTCACGCAATCCAACCGTGCGAAACTGTAAAGTTCACGGCTCTCGCTATGCCGGTGTTTTTGTCGGATATTGCTTGGGCGGCCAAGTAGACGGAAACTTTATATATGACGTTTGGAATGGCACAGTTACCGGAGCATCCTATGGCGTCGGCGTCGTGTCCTGCCAAGGTGTGAAGGTTACGAAAAACGAAATCAACAATGCGCGCCACGCAATCAGCAGCGGCGGCTTTGAGCCTGTGCGTGACCTGATTTACTCTAACAACGCATGCAGCAACAGCACTCGTGAAAATAATGTCGGCTGCATCGACATCCACGGCAACACTGAACTGTTCATCATCTCTGACAACATCGCAAGTAGCGTTGTTGTTTCCGGCATCAACGGGTGTGTCCAAGGAAACATACTCAACAGCGCTGAAACGACAGTTGGCGGGATTCGCATCTCTCAAGAGATCAACAGCGATTATTATGACATCTCAGGCAACGTGGTGACTTGTGCAGGCGCGTCTGCGGCTGGTATCTTCTTGTCTCCAGAATTTGCCAACTGCAATATCAAGCAGTTTGTTGTCGCGGGGAATACTGTTAGCACAGTTGCAAACGCATTCCTTATTCGCCCGTCTGGTTCTTCGATTACTGGCTGCTCCATCAACAATCTATTTGTTCGGGACAACCAGCTTACAAATACTGGCGCTTTTCAGGCGTTTCTGGTGAACAACAACGGTGCCGCAACCTATACAATCGGACGCTTGAGTTCATCAAACAACTATTATGACGCCGCAAACCACGACGCCTTTAGTTGTGTGCTGGCAAATCCGATCACGCTGACGACTAGCGCAGGCGATATATTCCGCGCAAATCGGCTGAACTTCTATGTGGCGGCATTTGCTGGCGTTGACGTGACGTTGACCAGCCCAGTTTTTGAGGCGAACACGGGTGGCGCTGGCGTTTCTCGCTCTGTCTTGTATCAGAATACTGGCAGGATCACTGTGGCCAATCCTCGCGTTAGCAATCTGACATTCAAAGCGGAGATCAATTCAGCCACAGAATATGTCGAGAGTGGATGGCACTCTGCCACGCCTACCATCACGAACCCGGCGGGTGCGCGCCTGATTAACTTCTACGGCACACTGGGTCGCGCGACGACCTATGGCACAGCCGTACCAGTTGCCAACGCTTGGGCTGTTGGAGACCGTGTTATCAACCAAACCCCAGTCGTTGGCCAGCCTAAGTCTTGGGTTTGCACTGTGGCGGGGACACCCGGGACTTGGGTTTCGGAGGGCAATCTCTAATGGCTACTTACTTTTGGGTCGGCGGCTCTGGAACATGGGACAGCGCTAATACAGCGAACTGGTCTGCGTCGTCTGGTGGTGCCGGAGGAAGTGGTCCGCCGATTGTTGGGGACACCGTAAATTTTGATGCTTTGTCTGGGTCTGGCACATGCACAACGGCGGCAAATGCTGCTGCATCAAATGTAATTGTCAACACCAGCACTCTTGCACTCAAGCTGGGTGCAAATCTGACAATTGCAACGCGCCTGACATTGACGGCTGGAACTGTAGACCTTAACAATTTCTCGTTTACCATGAACAACTTTTCATCTTCTAACTCCAACGTGCGGACAGTCGCATTTGGGACAGGAAGCATTAACCTGACTGGAAATGGCGCGACGATCTGGACGCTAAATACTGGCACAAACTTGAGTGTCACAGGAACGCCGACAGTAAACCTTACCTATTCCGGCTCGACCGGGACCAGAACGGTTTCATCATTCACGGCCACTGAGGCGGCAGCGTTTTCTTTCGTCGTAACGGCAGGGACGGACACGTTCAGAATAGACGGTCGCGCTAAAAACCTAGACCTTACAAATTTCGCAGGAACATATAACGGAGCAAGCGCCGTCATTGCGTATGGGAATGTTGTTTTTGGCTCTGGCACTTCCATCTTGGCTGGCGCTGGTCCCTTGTTCTTTGGTGCAACAAGCGGAACTCAGAACCTCACCACAAATGGGAAAGTTTTGGACTTTCCGATTACTCAGTCCAGCCCAGGGGCAACTCTTGTTATTCAAGACAACCTTGAAATTGGGGCCACACGCACGCTCACTCTGACAAACGGCACGTTGAATGCAAATGACAAGAACGTCACGCTCGGATCGTTTGCGCTTGGCTCTGGAACCAAAACCCTAACGCTCGGCAGCGGAACGTGGACTATCGCAAGCAGCGGCACTGCGTGGAACGCGAACACCAACGTGGCCAACCTGACCGTCAGCCCGTCCGCTGGCATCATCAGCATGACCAGTGCCAGCGCAAAGACATTTGCAGGCGGCGCAAAGGCATGGCCTCGGTTGAACCAAGGCGGCGCTGGCGCTTTGACAATCCAGCAGAGCAACAGCTTCGCCAACATCACCAATACGGTGCAGCCAGCGACCATCACGCTCACATCTGGCACGACGCAGACGGTTGGTGCTCTCAGTGTTTCTGGCACTTCTGGTAATCTTGTCACGCTGAACAGCAGCACGGCAGATTCTCGTGCAACCCTAGTGGATAGGTCTGGTGTTAATGATGTGTCGTTTGTTTCAATCAAAGACATCAATGCCGTAGGTGGGTCTTTGTGGTATGCCCCTAAAATCGCAGGTAATGTAGACGCTGGGAATAACTATGGCTGGAACTTTTCTCGTGCGCTTAAGCGTGTTTTTAGCACAGTGTTCAAACCTACCTTCCGCCCCATTTTCTCGTAAGGAAACCTGAAATGCCGACCGTCACTAAAAGCATCACTGCTCAAAACACCTTCTCTGACGCCATAGAGCTTGTCGGACACTTCAATCTGTCGATCAGCGGTACGTTTGTAGCTACCGTTACTGTCCAGCGTAGCTTTAATGGCACCGATTGGTTCGACGTAGACACCTTTACGGCACCAATTGAGACCTATGGCTTTGACCCCTCTCAGTGCTCCTACCGTGCAGGTGTTAAGACTGGTGCGTTTACTAGCGGCACTGTTGTCGTCTCTCTTATCGAAGAGCCTGAGACCAACCGTAGCATTCGTCTTGCTTAAACAAAGCTATTGACATACTAACCAGAGTGTGATATATTAGCAACATGAGCCAAACACTATCCATTGACGACCAGATCAGACAAGCAGCGGAGAATGACCTTGAGGTCTTTGTTCGTCTTGTAGCACCTGAACAGGTTTTGGGTCAGTGTCACTCAGAGTTGCTTCAATGGTGGACACGTCAAGACTCTAAGACGCACCAACTTGTACTGTTTCCTCGTGACCACCAGAAGTCTCGTATGGTTGCTTACCGAGTAGTTTGGGAACTCACCAAGAACCCT